TCATCAGAACCAAAATTAGTCTCATCCCAAGAAATAGGTTTACCTATGCTAAGATACACAAAACTTGTGCCATCGTATGCACTCGGCCCACCTTCATTCTGATCTAAAAGATTGGTTATAAATGTTTTAGCGTTATGTACGCGAAACTGCTTTGTTACGATTGCTGGCACGGCTATACTCCATATTTCTGTTATTTATGCGAAACTTGCCGAATTTTGACTATTTAGTCTCGCGTTCCATCATCTTTCTTTTTGCGAATCCTGATCTTTGCGTTGACCCAGGTCTTGAATCCTGTAGGAGAACCGCCCCCCGGTCCAATTAAAGTTGGAAGAGGGGTTTCATATCTATTGGTAGTGTATGCTGGGTCAATTAGAACTTGAGCTAACTGACCGCCTTCAGAATATCTATATGACAAACTTTCATTTGGACGAATAGAAGCCACTAAAGCATTTCCAGCGGCCATCTCAGATAAAACAAATACTAACTCTCCGGTTTCTGGTTCAACATCCCAATCGGCAATAACTAGATTTTCATATGTAGCATCCACACCAGTAGTCACAATATCAGTTTGATATTCTTGGGGAGAGTATGCTGAATATAATTCATTAGTGGCGGTGTCAAATAGATAAACATTCGCTCTTCCTCGCAAGAAAAGTCGATTACGATTGTCTACTTTGATTCTACCATAAGTTCCTTCCATTTGTTGATTGTATGTACCGGGATCAGCGTGTGTCGCCGGATACCATCCAAGTGGAGGAACCGTAGCACCATTTTGAAAATTATCATTCCAATAGTCATATGTATCAGGTACAAGTTGAGTGATATTAGAATCACCTATCTCATAGGAATATCCTTTAGGTTCAATTTTAAAAATCGTGTTTGCTGTTGCATAATAAAGATTTGGAGGATCATGGCTGTCTATTGCCATTCCTGTGCATCCCTGAAAAATATCTGTGGTATGGGATGAGTTTGCATATACCGGATATACATTTAATGCGGAGTAGGTACCTGTTGCAACATTTTGTGTTACTACAACATGATAGCAATAAATACTGTTTCCACCAAATGCTGTATTGTAGTTATTACATGCAATGAAAAATGATCCCTTCGGGCCTTCAATGATTCCATGAGGAGCCCAATTTCCTAGTACCATATTATTTGAATCTAAAGTTGTTGAATTTATTATTTCAAATTCCTGAACACCAGCTACCTGATTTCTATCCGGCCCAGTTCTAACAGTTGACATGCCTTCATTATAAGGAACATCAAAAACTATCGGTTCAAGGTCTACTCCGAGAGGTAATTGTTCCGCGTCAGATCCATCTCTTGTTTTACCTGGAGCAGGCTTAATCATCACCATATTGTCAGAATCACGCCCAACCATGTTGAGATTACCACGTCTATCCACAATCATATCGACGCCTGTAAAATGATCAAGAGATGATTTTTGTCCTGCTGTGCTTACCGGAGACACGTCAAACACTCTAGGCCCATTTGCAAGAATTTCAGCACCAGTTGTTACCGTATTACCAAAAAATACAATTTCACTATTATGTGTGTTTGATACACCATAAAAATTGTGGCCGGTGTTTCCACCTATAACTCCAGATGGTGCTAAATTTTGTGTGGGTTGATAGTGCATCACAAAGAATGGGCGAGAATCATCCGTATACCGATCAACTGGCGTATTAAAATAACTTGTGCCTGGATTACTTTGTTGATCTTCTGCGTATAAATGACCAATAAACACAGTATCATATTTATCAAGCTCTAATGAAACAACATCCCAATTTTGATATGTGCTGGTTACATCGGAAAGCAAACCGTATGAAGCAATGTCTTTATTTGAAGATAATTGATCACTAACAATCCAATCATTACTATTTGCTGTGTTTGCAGAAATTCTAATAACTCGACAACCATCATCACTAGGGATTTGAGCAATAGTTGAAGTTGTATCTGAAATAGTTGAGCTTGATTTTGAAAGATAAATTACCGTTGCATTATTTGAATAATAAGGATATACCAGTGGACTTGTTTGATCTGCAAATTCAACAAAGGTAATATTAGAATCTTGAGGTGCAGATGGAGTAACCGAAGTTCTGCCCATTGCTCTGGAAGAATAGTCCCAAGATCCATTAACGTATAATGTGTTTGGGTGGCCCCCAACACCAGATCCATCACTATATTGATCTCGATCCCCCAGAAGCCTACTCACTTGATTTGTTCTTGCGATCGGCCACACATGATTTCCGCGTGGATATTTTGTTCCGTCATCAACCTGAATCCAGTCGATCTCATACTTCTCAACATCTTCTGTTGGGTTTCCTGTCAAAGTAATACCCAGCCATCCAAGATTAAATAACTCAAATGTGTTAGTTGGAATGCTTCGAGTTGATACTCCAGAGAGCCACTGTGGCACCGAACCACTATTAACATTGTGCATATCCCACTCAAGAATATGCCAAGGTGATTTGGTGCTTGGATCTGATCCTGCTGGTATTATCAAAGTCGAAGGCTGAGAGATTATATTTGCTCCGATGTTTGTCCCACCGACTTCTGGTCTGTAGTAACTTGCTCCAGCAGGCCTGCGAACAACTTGAGTAGATGTTGCTATCCATTTTGTTGTTTCACCTTGACACGCTCCAAGCCAATCGTTGGTTCCATATCCGCCTGGACCAATACGACGCACCTTCATACGAACATAGCGGTATTTACTGCTGTCAATATCCAATGGAAGCCCTTGAATATTCTGCCACAAAATGCCATCGTTCGAGTCTTCGCTTGCGTGGAAATGCCCATCGAGCGCGCGGACATTGCGGCCGCCCTTCATAATGAACGTAATCGACTCAATGTAATAGATGTTTGGTGTGTCTGTTGCTCCGGCGTTGCGATCAAAGTCGAATCGAATGTCTCCGATATTATTCACATTTTCCCAAGTTGTGCTGACATCCCAATCAACATCATGCCAGTCACTTCCCCATGTAGGCTGCGTTGTGGTTAACGCACCGGGAGGTCCAAAAGGATAGTCATTCGGCAGAACATTACCGTCCTCGTTGAAGTCTTCCCCATCATAACCAAGTCCCCAATACATCGTGCCAGACCAAGCAGCATCGTCCGGTGATGTGTCTGATGTTCTCTTCATTCGCAAACGAACAGCCTTAACATCCTTTCCTCTGATATTTGTACCAAAGCTATTTGGGGTGCTGCCTGTATCGAAGTATGGATAGTTTACTGTGGACGTAGGATCATGCTTGAGAACCATATATCCATCACTACCTGGATCTGACGTTTCCCATGCAAGAAACCCTTGCCGCGCTGCCCAGCGCGTCTGAGGCGATAGATATGGCATCGAACCGAACTCAAGTGTCACCACATCCGTTCCCTCAACATAACTCGCAGGATAGGTGGGAGTGCTGGTAAAGCTATACACAGCATCCTGCTTTGCACGATTAGCATCATATGGCTCCTCGTAAGCAGACACGAGACGCGAGTGCGCTCCAGTCACTTCCCATATCAATGATGTCTTTGTTGGGCGTGTTGCTGTGTTTGACGTTGCAAACGTAGGATCAGGGAGAAGATCATAGCTGTAGTGCTGTTTAGCATACGGCATATCATTAGGTGACTGATCCCATGCGATCCAAGCCGGACCAGATGATCCATACATATAACCTGGATTACTAACGAACTCTATTCTTTTTATCTCAAATACACTATCACTAAGCTCTCCAGCTTCACCTTTGTTGATTCTATCAAATCCTGCGCTTGATGAGTAACTGTTATATGGCCAATTTCTTTCAAAATCAAAACGAAGATCGGTTACTATACCAGAGTTCCATTTATCATTATTACTCATATTCCATGTGACCCATTGGAAATCTGATGTCCATTGAGGTTCATCGACCCCAACGGAGCCATTCGTATAAGGATATTCTCGACGGGCCTGATCAATATTACCATCACCGGTACTATCATACGCTTCGCGAACATTATCGTTTCCGTCTATTCCGAAAAACAAGGTACCAGTCCAATATCCATTTCTCCCTTCAATCTTTCTCATCAGAACACGAACATAAGGATAATCTGCGCCTTTGAACGAGTAGCTACTCGGGGCGAACTCAGACCCATCTAAATTGAAGGCCTTCGGTGGAGAATAAAAGGTAAAAAATGGTCCAGAAGTTCCTGCGGCGTTATCCCAAGTTCCTCTGAAAATTTTCACTCCATTTTCGGTAACCTCTGCTGATCCTATTTGAAGAGCCCAATATGTTCGAGCATTATAATTACTGTCATTATAATTTGGATTCAAATCTATAACTTGATTGTATCTTCCGCGAACAGTTGCTTCTGTAAAATCTGTTACAATGGTTGGTTGATATTTAATTTCAGTCGTTGCTCGTATGTCAAACTCGCCGTGAGCTAGATCGAGATCAAATGGTAGATCAGGCATATCATAAAGACCAAAGTCAGACTTGAAAGCAACATCACCTTTCAGCGAACGATTATCCCATAATTCGTTATCCCCTAACAGAAGAGCCTCACTACCTCCATAATAGTCTATGAAAAGATTCAAAATATTTTCAACGAAAGCTGATGCTTTTGGAGTTAAGGAAACAACTTCAACTGAGCTTACATCTCCAAACATTTTTTTACCAGAAGTATGTAACAATCGTTCAACTATACTTTTGTATGAATCAATGGACAATCCACTTTTTATTACATATGAATATGTTTGATAAAAATTATTATCACTCAAATAACGAGGTGTCCATGAATTTGTTAGTGATGTGCTAAGTTTTCCATTATCGCCAACGGAAACCTTTGGCCATGTGAATTCTCCAGCCACTTTTGCTGTTATTTTTGCACTTTTCTGAGCTTCAATCTTAATTGAAGCTATGTCTGTGCTTTCCCCAGATACCCAATCATCCCATCGTAAAACAGGGCGAAAGAATGTAGCATTAGCAGACGCAAGCGTGCTATCTCCATATAGTTTAGCTGGATTCGCCCAATCATATGTTCCCGCTCCGTCTCCGGCAGCATCCCATCCTGATTGAGTTGTGTTTCCACCAAACACAGCAGTTTTTTCTACCCATTCAGTTCCCAAGCCAATTCCAGATTGAACTATTGGCTGGAAAAAATCCCAATCGTCTTGCCCTCCAATTCCCACAAGACTGGTTCCAGTATTTGCAACAGCAACAATACCAAATTGAACATTAGCAGCAGTTGTCGATCCGCTATTTTTAGCCTTGACTGTCATTTTATAATGAGCATTGGCATCAAATACAAAATCTTTGTTGTATACTAATTGAAGCCCCGTAGACCCATCATCACTACCGATACGAATCGTGTATTGACTCTCTCCTGAATCGTAAACTATACCTGATGCTACATTACCAGAAATAGCAGGATTGACGATTGCCCAATCGCCCGAAAGTGTTTTATCGAACTTACCACCGGGATTCTTGAACAGGTGTGCAATTTGTTGCTCATCAAGTGCTTTGTCGTAATATCGAACTTCAGCATATCGACCATGAGCAGACGAAGCAGGATTCTGTTCCACGCTATTACTGTCACCATTAGCGGAAGCGGAAGCTGCTCCCATGACGACAGCGCGACCTTCTGTGTCCCCATTAAGAACAGGCCATCCTTCTAATCCAGCATAAGGAGCAGTCGAAAACACCGTGTTTGAGTCAACAGAGGCATCAATACTAAATCCGTTGGAGGAGTGCAATCCGTCTACGGTATTGAAGAAGTAGAGATTACCAACGTGATTCGTATAGTCGATCGACAGCGCGATCATGTTCCATGTCTGCGCGCGAAGTGACCCGCCACCCGTATTCAGTGTACCAGCAAGCGTACCGGGGAACCATCCAGATGTATTTGCGACCTGCCCATATACATCACTACCATTATCCCAAGTTCCACCCTGAAATCGGAAAATAACGTCGTGATAATCACTTGTTGCTGTGGATGTTGCGTTAGCCTGAAGTGCCCAATACGAACCACCATCTCGACTTAGAATATTTGGTGCATTTGTTGGATCATATAATATATTAGTTGAGTCGTATTCAACCCAAGCTGTATCATTGTTGTACGTTCCACCAAAATATCCAATCTCACCATATGGATAGTACCACATTACCCATGTCTGTGTGTTTGCATTTCGCAGATCGTCGTGTGCGCGAAGAACAACACCACCAAGACTCTTCTGATCATCAACTCCGTTAGGGCCATTCACCCAAGAATTTGCGGTTGTTATCGCTGATGCTGTGGGTAACTGATATATACCATTCGATGAGAATGCGCCCGCATTAAAAACATTGGCTCTTCCCGTAAAGTTGGCATCATATGCCAGAGCATTTGTAGTTTGAAGCCAAGCATGTCTTCCGTTTCCAGAACTATCAATAACGATAGGTTTGAAGCCTGTAATGCCTCCTGTGGTGTATGTGTTGCTAACATACTGCTGCATATATTCATTGAATGTAGATGTTAGTGATAGAGCATTCTGTGATGGTTGATTTATGTTCAATACATTGTTCGTTCCATATCCAAACGCAGACAAACGCGAATCTGATGTGAATACAGAATCTCCTACGCGGGGGCCCCAATACCCTTGATAAGCTAGATTTGCTGTTGGATCGTTTCCATCATAAAAGGTACCATCAAGGGTATTAATTTTAACTGCCTTTTCTATGCTATAAGAATCAAACTTCCACCAAGCCTGAAGTCCTTCATTTTTGTCTGGAATAGTTACAAAATTACTAAAACTATTTGCATCCACTTCAGCAGGATTTAATACAGTTGCATTATTAATTTCGTATGCGTCAAGTCCAACCGCGCCTGTATTTGCATATGCTCCTCGGTTATCACTTTCAGCAAAGAAGGAATTGCTTAAACTATCTGGGGTAAAGTTATAATCAAGTAAGGTTTGTAGAGGCCCTGTGTTGAATCGAGCGTATCCTTTTTCTCCTCCGTGTGGATTAATGATGCTAACTGTTGGGGGTAATGTGTAATTTGAACCTGGATCAACTATTACAATACCTTTAATTGTTCCATTCTCATCAACTTCGGAAACTTCTGCTACCAAACCTGATCCGGTGCTACTAGAAGATTCTATAGTATCCCCCACAACATAATTTGAACCGCCGTCAACGATTTCGATCGAATCGACCACTCCAAAATTTTGCAACAATAAAGTAATAGGTTTTCCTGTAATTTCATCGACATATGCAACACGAAGATTCTCTCCCGGCTGAAAATTTCCTACCTTATCACTAATATCAACTTCAGCGAAAGAATATCCACCATAAATGATTCCCTGCGCGCGTTCTATGATTGCAGTTGCTTTTGATTGTTGACCAGTAATTCTGCGCCCATCTAAATTGCCTACTGTTCGTATTTCTTTTGTGTTAAAGTCTGTTGTCGGTGGCTCAATTCTCAGTGTTGTTCTCTGTTGAACCTCACCAACACTTGACCGTAACATATCTTGACTTGGAAGATATACTTCAATATCTTCTCCAAACACAAGACGAAATAAAAATTTAAAAGAGTTTTCTGTTCCCTTTGAGCGATAGAAATCCCTAAGATTTTTTAATGCTGTTCTGCTGTTGACACCTTTATTAAAATTTACCGGAAGCCCAGATGCAATTTCACGTTTTATAAATTTTAAATACTGAGTAGTCATTCGATCTAAATCTCGAATGTTGCTTATATCATATGCAGCCTGAATTGCACCTGATTTGGCTTGTATTACATTTTCTGACGGCCAATATACAGCACCGCTAGTTTTGCCTATGATTTCTTGATTTCTGAAAAACTTACCTAAAGTGCCTCCAATAGTTGTAACTGTAACAATTTTAGTTGAAGACGTTTGATTCCAAGCAAAAACGGTAGCGGAAGCTGTTACTTCTGCTGGATTCGTGGCGTTTGCATATTGTTCTATCACCTCACCTACAACAAATGGAACCTTACCATAAGATTTCCCTCGATCATTGTAAATATTTTGATTTGGATTATCAAAAATTAAAGGAATGTCTACAGGTGGCGTAACTAATTCCAAAAATTCATAGTAAGATTTCACAAACTCAACAAAATTGTGATGATCCTCCCTAACAAACGCTGGGAGTTGATTTTCTACTATAGTTGAGATTTTATTATTAGCGTATGCCATTTATCATGTCTCTTGCTGCATGGTAAGTGTTAAGTCATCACTTATGATTGTTAAGATTTTACCTCTGCCCACAAAAACGTCATTTATCCTTGGTGTTACTATAATAGATAAAAATCCACCAACACCTATAGATGTAGGATTAAATGCGTTTATGTTAACGACTCCTGTAGTATAATCTATTGTTCCTATATTCTCTGCTATGATGTTATTCGAGCCTGCTATGATATTTATTGTGCCTGATTGATCACTTAGTGTGCATCCGGTATACCCATTGTATGTAAAATTGGAACTGGTCATCTCGCCTGGAGTAATTCTATTATCGAAATCTATTGTGTAATTTGAAGATGTCCCCACCAAAGGTTTAAATTGTTTTCTCATTTGTATGGTTGTTAAATTTCCAACAATACCAGAATCATAATCATCAATCATGGATGTGAACGGAGAATATCTAAACGGTTCATCAAACTTTTCAAGCTGAATATCACCAAAGTCTAAAATTTCTTGTCTAATTCCATTCCTAAGAGTATATTCTGTTAGACCTGTTAATCTAGGATTCCATGTAATGTTAGACACGATTTTTAGATATATGTATTCAGGATCAACTATGATTGGAGTTATTCCAAAAACACTTTTAGGCTTTAGTATCTGATCAGTAATTTTTCTTTTCTCGGTGCTACTCAAGAAATAACCTTCGGTTGGTTTAATCGCAACATATACATTTCCGTATATCGGAACATTATCCTCTTCTCCTCCCCAAACTGAAACAGTTTCAACTTGAGGATACTCCGTGCGAATTGCTGTCACATAGTCTTGTTTTGTAACAACGCGATTTTGAGACTCATAATTCAGAGGAGCGAGAAAACGAATAGATTCTGCTGTTTGTCGATCTCTACCACCAGAAGCATTGATTACGGTAGATACACTTGGAGAATATGTAATTGTCGATCCACCTATTCCGTAGAATGGAGAGCGAATGGCATCAGATTTGAATACTGTAGCACCATTTCCGGCTTCAGGCTCAGGAACAGCATATGTAATGTCTATAATTGATCCATCCAACGGTTTTTTACCAATTACACCATCTCCAAAATAAATTTCAAATCTTTGATCTGCACCTTCGCTTATAAAAAAGACAAGTGAATCACCATCCAGATTTGTATAATTATCTGCTTTGGTATAGACCTTTGTTGATGTCGTTGAAATGGAATCTGTCACCAAAACTGTAATGGTAGAAGTATCTACACCCGTGCTTGGTATAATGTATTGTTGATCTAGCTGACTGTTGTAAATATATTGAGCGGACGAAAATACGCCTTGCGTTATCTTAACGTCAGTAGCAACATATGGCACAATTCCACTAGAAGCTGTATCCCCTATCCAATACCCTCCTGTTGTATTTGCAACAGGGCGAGCAACATATGAATCTGTTGTCACAAAGGAATACGTCTTATCTGAAAGCTCCGTTGTAAATACAGATCCTTTTGGTATGGTAACTTCTGTTCCTAGTCTGGAAATTGGCGAGGCCTCTCCGTTTATTTCTCCACCAAGATCATTTGGATTAAATTGTAAATTCACATATGCAATCGCTCCGGTCACTGATCGAGGAGTGTATCCAATTCCTTTGGCCAATGATACCAATGCTTCTCGGCTAGATGCAGTATCAAGAAAAGATTCATTTGCGATCATGTTCAGGTAAAAAGATTGATAGTGTGTGTTATAAGCCAAAACATCCAGAAGAACAGACAGACCTGAAGACTCAAAATCGTAATCAGTGTATTCTGACTGAGAATTTAGAAATCGTTTAAGACTTGCTTTGATGTCATCAAAGTCTAAATCGGTTACAGTTAGCCTCTCGTTTTGTGCCATTTTATCGTAACCTTTCCAAGAATATGATTGAAGTTCTCATTGTGGCTTCATTGACCACAAAGTATTTAATAGTAATCTCATAACGATATTCATCCATCACAGGTCTAACGCTTACTGAATCAATATTGACCCTTGGCTCAAAATTAGAAATAGCGTCAATTATATGATTTTTTAGTGTAGTGCTAGTTTGAGGCCCAAAATTTTCAAATAAAATATCCCTTATATTACTACCAAAATCAGGATTAAATGGTTTTTCATAATGTTCATATAAAAGCAGATTTCTTAATGCACGAGAAACCGCATCATCTCCCGTTAAAGTGATCAAATTTTTAGAGTTTGGATGAACTCTAAAATTCAAATCCAAATCACGATATACTGAATTCTTTAAAGGTGTGTTGCGTGCCAAGAAATCTACTCCTGATTTTTGATCTATTTATACCCGATTTATGCTACTGGAGTACCAGACCAGTTCGGTGGATTTGAATCGTGAGGCCCGTGCTTGTGTGTTGCTAATGTTCTTTTGCTGGCCGTGCCATTGTATGCTATAACATCACCCATCGTCGCAGTAATATTGCTAAGAGCCGTAATCGTCCCTAACGTGCTCATATATCCTCCTGTTTGAATTAGATTTCCGCCAGTAATGTTTATAATTCCTCCAGAGAAAGTTGTAGCACCAACAGTTGTAAATGCTGTAGCACCAGTACCAGAGAAAGTATATCCACCCGTTGTGTTGAGCGCGTGAAGACCAGTGGTATTACTAATATAAGCACCATTGTAGTTGTCGGTTGCGAGGCCTGTAACAGTCTGCGTCTTCGCAAGATTAAATATCTGTGTCTCTAGCCCGTTAATTGTCGTTGTCCGTGCGCCATCCACGGTTTCCCAAGCTACACCAGCAGTATAGTTGGAGCGCACACCACCAACGGAATCAATGCGGGTTCCTCGTGTCTGCTCATAGCGAATCCCATCAACCTGATCAACCTCATCTCCTCGAACAGTTCGCGTGAGGGAGATTGGAGTGATTCCTGTTCCATAAAGTTGAGATACGTTTCCGCGTGTGGTAAAGATATGATCTCCTTCCACCTGAACCTTATACGCTCCTCCTTCATTACCTTTTCCGATACCAGCACGAAGAGGATCAATCGAACGCCCAACCATTAATGTATGATCAGCATGATAGTCGTTCACAACATCATCAGCGACGCGCTCTGTCTTCTTTCCCTTAACAAGCAGATTGTAGTCACCATCTACCTGATGTGTGAAGTTACCTTTAGTGTAAAGATTACAATCACCCTCGACTGTGACGATCGCTGCTCCCTGAATATTCACTCGCTCATCGCCAACAATGACTGTGAAGTCGTCTCGAACGATCTTTGTCACTCGCGATCCGTCGGCAGCCACCTCATAGTAGGTTCCCGTGCGATGCGCTTCTTTGATGCGCTCTGCTCCCGGTGTATCGTCTGCTTCAAATAGATGCCCGGATTCGGTCAAACGAACGTGATTGTATGGATAATTCGCATTGAATGGGTTTGAAGGTTGTGTCGTTGTTGGATTTCGCGCACCAGCCCATGTGTCTGCTTTATATTCGCCACTTGAGTTTTTACTATAGCCAGACTGAGCAAAAGTAGAAACGCTGACATCAAATGTGGTACGCTGGTCGTGAGCTTCTGTTAATGTATCAGCTTTTTGCCCACGAGCTTGTCTGGGTGTCGTGGATTCCAAAACATCAGGCCATCCAATTTTTGCGGTTGATTGTGGATAGTCTTCATGGACATTCTTTCCTGTTCCGTCCATATTTGACTTAAAGCGACGAGGAGCATACTCGACGTAATTGTTCGCATTTCGTAGGCGATCATCAACAAAACCTTGAGTTGTATTATTGCGAACCGCTGAGCCAGAGAACTCTTTGGGTTCACCATCGTCCGACATAAAGACACCGGGCAGCCGAACATTAGGTAGCTTTTTTTGTTCAGCAATGGCAATCATTTTAGTTAGCAAATCACTCATTATTGTTGATCCGTGATAGATTCGAGAGTCCTTTGAACATTCGGCAAATCTAACCTATTTTCAAAAGATACTGTTTCATTAAGATTAGTTTCTACAACTTCAGATTGTGTTGTGTCATTTGTGGTTCCAATAATCCTTTGAACATTCGGCAAATCCAATCTTTCATTATATGAAACTTCTCCAAGTGATGTTAAATCTGAAGTTGGTTTTCCCGCGCTCTCACCTGTGTCTGGATTTCGTTTTCTCTGATATGGCAACTCATTGAAGTCCTGATCAAACTTTTTATTGATCGCTTCAAAATCTGCGCTACCGCTTTCTACCGGAGAACTTCCCGATATGTCATATATTCTAACCAACTTGGTAACATTGACAAAGACTGCATATGCCGTGTTCCTGTCATCTGGATCAACAAATATATGTGGATACTCGTTTCCATCGCGAGCAAATCCAGATTGCAGTTGATCAAGTGCTGTGGGAGGAATTCTTGATGTTATGCCTTTTTGTGTTTTTTCTTCTTCTGTGGGTTCAGGAGAGATTTCTGCTACATTTGTTTTTGCTTCTGCTTTGTTACTGGGAGCAGGAGTGTTGACTTGTTCCTTTGCGTTCTCAACTCCACCCTCACGCACCGAACCACCATCTTCTCCATACAAACAATCAATCGCGGACTTGAAACCAGGAAACTGCGCGTCAATCGCATTCAATGTTATCACATCAATATTTTGTATATCGTTTTCTATATTGATCACACCTTCTTCTATTGCCTGAGTTGTGCGAGTTATACTATTCGCTGTTGCATACCAAGCATCCCACGCAGTCGCAGCAATTTCGGCTGCCTGATCTTTTACCTCCTGTGCAACGCGCTCTGCTGTCTGTGTAATCTTCTCACCAGCGGTTGTCAGTAGAGATTTTATTTCATTCTCGGAGGCTTCAGGATCAGGAGGCTCAAGAAGTCTAGCCTTTAATGCAATTAGAGGATCAACCAAAGCTCCAGCTTGTTTTATTATGTCAAGAACTTCTGTTAATTCTGGAAATTCCGCAAAAATGATGTCAGCAACATTTGGACAAACTTGCTCTGAGGGAACTGCGGCTTGAATTGCACCTTCTGATAACAGAGGAGGCCGAACATCTTCTGCGTTTTGTGGGAGTTCCACAAAATTATCAGGAATTGGAGTTTGATTCAATATATCAAAGTCAAAAGGATCTGACATTACCGATACGCTCCTGTGTCAATGGTCCCAAATATCACTCGATCCTGCGCGTCTTCTCCATCACGGAAAAATCCAATCACCCACGTTCCCTCTTTGGGTGCATGAACCTGCCCTCTATCACTATTCAATGGGAGAACTGGATATGCCCATGGCAAGTGTTCTGTTGGGACTTCATCGCGACTCTCTGAATCAAATCCGAAAGCACGGACTCGACATCGACCGAGCCCAAGCGGGTCCATGCGATCTTCCACAACCCCCTCAAACCAGATAAATCCATTTAGCCCCATTCCACTCTTCATACTATCGTCCCTTGATGTCCTTGATCACTTCTTTTGGAGCATTCTTCGTGACCCATTTATGAATCTGAGCATTTACGAATGAGTTGTTCTCAAACTTCTTACCCTCTTTCTTGAGATCAATGCTCGTAAAGCTCTTGACAAGATTAGTCTTGTTTCCTTCCTTGTCCAGATAAAATATCGTCTCTTCGTTATTGTTCAGAACGACAGTGATGCGACCATTCATTCCGCGTGGAATGTTGCCTCTTACGATGTTCATCATCGTGGTAGCAGCTCCAGTGTGTGTCTGCTTAACGATATATTCTGGCACCTTTCTCGGGCGAGTGCGATTACGATCCAGCGCAACATTGAAGTTCGTGAGAATCCAGACGAGATGAATGTTCTCTGGCTTATAACCGAGAGACAGAAGCATTGGAATGTTTTTGGAAACCTGATTGAGATTCTTCATTGTGATGTCAAACATAATGTTAGGGAGACGATCTGGATTTTTCGCACCAGACAGAAGAAGATCGAGCGTCTTCTCTTTCCACCCAAGCTGATCCACCATATCGTGAAGGCGGAACACATCCTCTTCGTTCTTGAGATTCAGATCCGATGCGCGAACACCAAACTTAGCCTTGGTGTCGATGCCCTTTTGCTTATATTTGTCATCCGTTTCCGCAGCAATAGCATCTAGCTTCATTAGAGCCTTTTTCCACTCATCCACGTCGCGCACTTTGAACTTCTCAGGTTGCATGAAGTTCTCCAGAGCGAATCCCTTACCAGAAGCAGCACCACCAGCGAGAAACACCACCTGACCATAGTTCTTTCCTTGCTGAAAGAGGATCGCCTTCTCATCTAACTGTTGATGTTCGTTGAAACTTAACATGATAGTCTCCTATATCTCTCCAAATGGGAATGCCTGTTGACTTGGTATTTTAACTCGATTTGAATCTTTATATAATTGCATATGACATAGATACTTTTTTGACTTACCAGATTCTTTTGTTATAGCATGTCTAATTGACCATATTAAATATTTTCCTGTTAAGTATCTATCAGGCTCAAGTTCAGACTGTCTACCGATAGATGGAACTTCAACTTCTACAATTTCTCCAATAATTCTGTTACTGTCTCCTGGCACTATAATTCGTAAAGAGTTAGAGAGATATTGTTTGATTTGACTTTGCCGAATTGATGCAACCTGAATATTAGTGTTTGTATTTATTTCGCTACTATATGCTCCATAATGTAATGGATTCAAAAGTATTCTTGAATTATAATACTCTCCCAGTTTAATATCATTTGTGGTTGGATACTTTTCCAAATGAGTGTATTCATTAAATGAGTCAAAGTAGTTGTATGATGTTTTTTGGGTCGAACGAAGCACCAAATCATGTGACATTACGCTAGATGCGACTTGCCCAGTGACAATTTTATTCAACTCCGTAGAACGATCAAAATTGATTGCCACGATGTTATACATGCTCGAATCTAAATTTTTATTAGATGCGTTTCCAGCCATAACATTCGTACTTCGTTTGTATACGGGAATTCTTGTTGATTTTGTGTTTTGATCTATCAAATATTCTATTGGTCCGAAAAAGAAATTTTGAGTAGTTTCAAAGAAAATGTAACTAGCTCCTTTTCTGTAGTTAGGAGATTGTGCCCATTTGCTTAACCATTCTATGGCTCGTATTGGACTGTAGTTTGGAATAACTTTACTGTGTCTACCTAAAGTTGGGTGAATGATTATGTCTTTACCTGAAACAGGTTTAATATATTGATAAAATATATCAAATACCATATCACTGATATATGTTTCTTTATATGATTTTGAGAATTTAATCTTTTGATTACGAACAAATTCTTCAGATATAGCAATAATTGTAAAAACGCGAGTTCCTTGGTTTACTTCATCTTGCGTAGGAATGTCTATTATTCTTCCAGAAAATATTTTTAATTTATCTGTTGAGGATGTTTTGAATTTTACTACGATTCTTTCATTTCCAACAATCGGAATTACTTCAATTAAATTTTGAGTATCAGCTAATGTCATTTCTAAAGAAACATAATTAACACCAATAGATTCGGTAACGGATATACTTGTCCAATCCTCTATAATGTACGGTACAGGTTGGACAGACGAGTATATAACACAACTTTCAACGTATACATCACCAGGCCTGATCATATTTTCATTAAGATCAATCATTGTATGCTAACTTTCAGCTAAAAGATTTTCAAATTGTCTAACAAATGGAAGTAAAAGATTTCTTCTCAGTAGAATGATGTTTCGTTTATTTGAATCCTCTTTTAATTCATAGTCATAATTATTAACGATTCGCTTCGACGATGCGGTTCCTACAGTCGGATCAACGTATTGATTTTTTGTGATTTTATGATCTTTAAGAAGTAAAGTGTCATTATCATCATAAACATCCATCTCAAAATGATGTATTGCACTATGAAGCGTAATCAAATCTCCATCAAGAACAATATCACCAGAAGTCAGATGATAACCTCCGTGAGTAATAGTATAATCCCAACCAGATTGAAAAACTTCAGGTAATTTGTTAGATTCATTTAGAACAACAACTTTATCATCGTCTCTATATGAGTCAATCTGAAAAGTCTTACCGATAATATTATCTGGATCTGTAGCACCCGGAACTGAAGTGAAAGTTATATATCCATTCGTAGAAAAACTATCATTTGATGTTCTTGTGTCTAACCATATTTCGGTTTGATTAGCATCTCCATATGAAACAGCCGATGTCTTTGATGATACGATACGGAGGTATCCATTTTTCTGCCAAACAAATTCTGGGTATCGAGTAGAATCCATATTGGTAGAGATAGCAAAGGCTCCATCACTCCTTCGTGATTTTGCTAAAATTTTTGCAGGTTGAGTGTATCCAAGTTTACTGGAATCGACAGAGTTGACATTGTGCCACGAACTAGGCACAAGTAATTCGACATAATCACCAACACCTAATGTAGAAAAAGGATCAACTGATCCAGATAATTTGATCGTTGTTGTATTTCCAGAGG